GGCACCGACGATCGCGCCGATCGTGTAGAGCATGGCGGCCCAGGTGTAATAGGCCGCACCGCCGATATCGGCGACGATCGCCGGCATGATGATGGCGACGACCAGCATCTGGGTCGCCTGCATCGCGATGCCGCCGATCACCAGGGCGGAATAGAGCCCATGCCCGCCGCGGAAGATTTCGCCCCACGAGCCTTTCGGACCCTCGCGCTCAGCCGTCATCGCTCTCATAGGACCGACTTAGCCCGAAGCGCATTCGCAACGCTTCCTAAATTCTTGGCGTCGGCCGCCTCGGCTCGAGGACGACTGCCCACGGGGCATCTCGGCCTCCGCAAGCCGGTGTTCAAAATCCCGACACATCAAAGCTTTGCGTCGACTGAGCTAATGATAAACGCGAAGCGGCCGGCAGCGCGCTCAAATGCTTCGGCTTCCTCGCGTGTCATCTGCTCGCCATGGGGACCGCGGACCATGCCACCGCCTTGAGTAATCCAGATTTGAAAGGCCGGCTGAGCACCTGATTGCTCGATGGCCCGAAGCCGACGCTTATGGTCTAGTCGCACTAGTCGTACCTTTTTGTTTCTCCTCCATTGTTAGCAGCCGCTGTTCGAATTCGCTCGCGTCAAGCGCCGCGACGAAGGCCGCCACGATCTTTGACACCTCTGCCGCCTCGCCCGGCGTCACGTCGCCGCCGGCAACCGCGGCGGTGAGGGCTGCCATGGCTCTGGCCGCATCCGCGGCGGATCGAAGTGCCGGAAGTTGGAAGGGCACCGACCTTTCGCGCCGCGGTGGCCGGCGCGCTTTGATCAGCGCCAGAAGCAGATTATCTGAGTAGCGCCGGACCGTGATCGGTTGCCCATCGTCGCCGCGAACGAGCTTGCCGGCGCTGACAAGCGGCTCGGCAACGCCTTCGACAGCGCGCCGACGCGCCTCATCTTCGAGCCTATCGGTGGCGATGTCCTCGGCCTCGTCCCAAGCTGCGGCAAATGCAGTGTCCGTCTTGCGGAGCTCGTAGACACGGGTGCGGCTGGTTCCGGCCGCCGCAACCGCGGCGGTCACATTGCCGGTATCGGCGAGGACTCTAAGAAAGCTCTCTCGCCGCGCTTTAGTCAGCTTCAGTCGTTTCATCCAAACCTATCCTCTACCGACCTGGCGGCCGGCATCGCACCGCGACAGTAAGGCCGCGTGCCCGTGCTACCTCGCGCCCACGATGCACTTGTGAGCCCCTCTCCAAAGCAGTCTGGCCGTCGCAAATGACCACAAAGAATACCAGTCATTGCGTCGCCTGGTGTGTTGCCGGGCTGCTGGCTGATAAAGGGGGCTGCCAGATGTACTGGGACGATAGACTACCGAGCCGAGCAGCTCGCGTCGTTGCACGGGCGCGCCCCTTTCTTGGCGCCTGCCCGAAATTGTGGCTTGGCCGAAATCTATGAATTTCGACATGTTACGCCTGCTTTCCGGAACACGCGGGACACCTTCACGCGCGCGCGTCGAGGTGAGACTCCGAGCAGCCCAGGTTCGCCACGAGGCGGACAACGATCATTCATTGTCGATCCCGCAGTTCGGCTGGTAGCACTCCGCCTGTTGCGTACGGCTGCCGCCGATAGGCGTGCTGCCCAATGCCGCTGCCACTCTCTCTGTAAGTGGTCGTCAATCAGACCGCGCGGCCGCATCGCCGGTTTTTGGCATGGACGTAAATTCGCGGGAGGTGAGGCGAGCTGCGAGCCCAGCCGGGCGAACTCACACAGCGCTCTATTGCGCTCGTTGGGCGCAGTCTCGTCCGCGTGCGACGAGATCAATGCCAAAAAGCCGATCTCTTCTCCAGCTTCACTAGAACCCAGCACAGCGCCATCCGCGACGTGTACATCGGTGGAGCCACAGAGGCCACGAAGGGCAGCCGATAAAGAAGCGATCATCAATAAACCATCTACGGAATGCGCCACGATAGGACGCGCCGGCAACACATTCGTAATTATTTGTGATCTATTAAATCACGAAATCGCGATAATGTCAATACCCCTGTTAGCCCCCATGTGCCTAAGATCCCATTTCTGAGTATGAGCTATTAGCCGCGCATCGGGGCTTCCGACTGGCGCAAATTGAGCGTGCGGACGGCTTCTGGTGAAGTGAGGTCGCGTAGACGACGGCGAAGAAGTGGTATCTTAGGGCGTTCGAGCCCGTCAATTAGTCGGACCCGGAAGCCTTAAGGATGCGAGAGTGTGTCTACGTCCGCACTGCGCAGGTTTCGATGTTCGCAATGACACGGCCCTGCACAGTGTCCCGCCACAGGTGGACGGGGCGGTAGGCGGGCGCTTCGGATGTTCAAGCCGACGCCCAGGTATCTGATGGCGGTGGCAGATTGTTTGGCGGCCGAGGGCTGTCCCAGCATTGCGACTGGCCTCTACGAGAGGACGGTGTGGCACGGCCTGGGGTGAGCGAGTGAGAACTAGTCTCGCGAACGCGCCCATATCAGCAGACATGAATGACGCCGCTTGGTTCGTCTATCTGATGGCCCCGGAGCTGACCCGGGGCAGCTTCGTGACAGGGCTTTGAACAGCCGCTACTCGGCTGATGTTATAACTCTCCTAGCTCACCCTGAAGAAGGGGTGAGAGGTGTTCTCATCTATACCAGGATCAACGTCCGTCAGATTGGCGGTGGCGGAAGCAGATCTAAGAAAGAAGGATCTCAGATTAGGACAACCGAGCATATCGAGACTGGTCTCCGCCACACTGTCCAGGTTCTTGGGGTTAACCAAAGAGAATGTTACGAAGCACGTTTATTTGAAATCGAACCGTATAGTTAATCGAGTTCGAAGATCGCTTTAAACATGATTGTTTCATTGACAGAATCATCACTTTAGTAGATAAATTTTCTTGCAAAGGCGCTCACCGAGGAGAGAAACAATGGATCTCCATGACGATGGGGAAGTAAGCAGGCTTCCGCATCAAGCCTCCCGATCAGGGAAAATCACCGGCAGTATTTACTCGCTGAACGAGGCATGGGTCCACACCCTCGACCGGTGTGTCATAGACACGCCCCTGAGCGAGGTCATCCTTCCCCTGATGCGCAGCTGCTTTTTTGGCGGAGCCATGCACGCGGTTCTCCTGCTACAGAACGGTCATAGCGATAAGCTAGCTTCCGACATTGCCGGCTTTATCATGAAAGAGCCGCAGTCGTGACGCTCAAAGCATTACACGGGCGGCATTAACCTAGGGTCGCAAAACGGGACGATGAATCCGAAGAAATTTGTCGAAGCATTGATCCGCGCCGCGGATAGCGATGCCGCCGACAATAAGCCGGAGCGTGACGCCGATAATGAGCAGAGTTACTGCGCCCCCGACTATCACTTTTAGTCACCGACATGATTTCGAGCCGTGAGTCCGAGCCGGAGAAGGAGGAATTCTGATGAAGAGGCAGGCTAGGCACACGCCAGAGACCGAGGAGGGCGAACGGCCGGTTGAGCGGCTGCCCGCGCCACCATCTGACAGCCCCTCCACGGTTTTGGCGTTGATTGAAAGGGTGGCGCTTGACCCCTGCGCCGATGTCGAAAAGCTCGAACGCATGATGGCAATGTACGAGCGGCTCAGGGCGAAAGAGGCCGAGCTCGCATACAACGCAGCCAAGGGTCGAATCCTGAAAAAGCTCGCCGGTATCAAAATCGTCAAGAACCGATCCGTTCTACACGAAATAGACAGAGGAAAGCCGCAAAGGGGAGCATGCGAAGCATTCAAATACGCCCCTTTGGAGGAGATCGACCGACATCTGCGCCCGCTCTTGGCGAAAGAAGATATGGATCTCTCGTATTCTAACGAATCGCGGGAGGGTGGTGAAATCCTGATCCGGGGCCGTCTCACGCACCTGTCGAGCGGCCATTATGAAGATTCCTTTATGCCGGCCCCGCCGGACACCACGGGTGGCAAGTCGAACGTGCAAGCAGTGGGGAGCACCAATTCTTTCGTCCGCCGCTACATTGCGTGCAACATCTTCAACATCGTGGTTGTCGGGGATGATGACGACGGGATCGGAGGAACAATCGACCAGGCTCAGACCAAGACAATTCTCGAGTTGATAAAAAAAGCTAAAGTCGGGCCGAAGTTTCTGAAATACATGAAGGTCCCGAGCGTTGAGGAAGCCGGTTCTCTCGAAGCGGCGATAGCGACGATTGGCGCCCGGGACTATCGCAAGGCCGTCAGCACTTTAGAAGAACAGATCGGCAAGTCCAGTCATGCCCGTCCTTCATAATGTGGCGCAATATTCAGAAGCGTATGATCGCCTCAGGCTTGGCATCCCAACAAGCTCGCACTTCCACAAGATCATCACACCTCAAGGTAAACCATCGAAACAGTGGCGTGAATACGGCTGTGTCTTGATTGCCGAGCGGATACTGCAGCGAAAAATCGAGTCTTATAATTCGCCGGCTATGGAACGGGGCTTAATCGTGGAGTCAGAGGCAGCGGATTGGTATGAGTTCGATCAAGACGTGACCGTTCAGAGGATCGGCTTCATCACCGATGACGATCATACGGTGGGATGCAGTCCTGATCGGCTCGTCGGCGAACACGGCCTATTGGAAATCAAGGCCCCGCTGCCGCACACTCAGATCGAATACTTGATTTCTGGAGAAGTCAGTGAGCGCTTTCGGCCGCAGCTGCAGGGTCAACTCTATGTTTCCCGGCGCAGCTGGGTGGATATCGTCTGCTGACATGACGTGCTTCCAAAGGTTGTCATGCGGGTTGAGCCCGATGAGAAGTTCATCACTGCGCTCGAGCGCGAGCTACAAATCTTCAGGTTCTTTGTCGAAAGCGTCATGGAAAAGATTCGCGCCACAAATGAGATGGAGGTCCCACAAGGGAGATTGGCGTTGAAAGCGGCGCTGCGAGCGAGTCTGGAAATCGTCCCATAACGGAGAAGCCGGGGATAGCCATAACTTTGAAGATCCTGCAAGCTGTTTGATCGACATGCAAAAAGCCGATTTCTCTTGCTCTAGATCGCAGGTACGGCTCGGTGAGGGCGGACGCGATCGTTGACAATCCGGACAACCAACAGGCGGTCATTGATACGATGTGCGACATTGTGTCAGACGTTCTGAAGAAAGTGGTCCAGATGCGTTCACCTTGGCCCGACCACATTATCCAGAGCTGGCGCACGAGCGCGCTGACCATTCGTAAGACCATGCCCTCCCCCCGCATCCCCCGCACTATAGCACGCGGCAAGGCAACGCCTAACTTGCGCAGCCGAGTTGCGCA